CCGCAGCCGCCGTCATCGCCGCCGTAGATCCTGATCGGCTTCCTGCGCCGAGCCCTGTCCCATGCCTCCTCAAATGCCGCAGCAAGCCGCTCGGCGACGTCAAGCCTGCCGAGGAACAGCATCCGCACGAGCGACCGCACGGCGTCTCCTGCGCCACGCCACGGGCCTTGATACGAGCTGCACCGCCGGCAGACACCGGGCGACGGGCGGCCGCCGTAGAGGCCGAGAGAGCATCCGTTGCGCCAGTGCCGGCAGGTCATGACACCACCATGCTCCGAAAGCTCGCCTCGCCGCGCGCGAACCCGGCGAGCGTGCAATCGTCAAAGAACTGCATGTAGTAGTCGCGATCCGTTTGGCCGAGCGTCTGGTACGTGCCGGCGACCGTGTCATCGCCTCCTGTGCACGGCTTCCACGCAAGCCACGGAGTCCACCGCCTGAAGCCTGTCGGGACATTGCCGAACGGATAGCCCGGCTCATCGGGCACCGTGCTGTCGAGATGCCATCGCGCGGTCGATCCTGCCGGGAGCCCCATCGTGAACCTGTGCCTCAGGTCGAGATGCTGCTCGCGGAACACGCTGAAGAGCTGCACTTCCGCTCGCCATCCGGGGCCGAGATTCTGCCCCGCGAACGTGTACGACTCGAGGTACCGGATTGTGGCGTCGACGCAGACGTAGATGCGGCCGACGTCCGCGTTGCCCCATCTCCCATTTGCATACGGGTACGTGCGCGCGCCGTTAGGAGGCTGCGACACATCGACGAACATGCCAGCCGGATCGGAATCGATGTGCGGCCCTGCCGGGATGTTGGGCGTCCCTCCAAACTGGAAGAAGCTGTTCACGTAATACTGACTGAGCAACGGGTTTGAGCAGAACAGCCGCACAGTCCTTGTCGTCGGGACTCCATTGATCACACGAGATACGGTGCGCGTGCCCTTGAGTCCGGGCCTCCATGTCCACTCGCCCACGCGGTGATCCGGCAGCATCTGCGTCGACCGCTGGTACGTGCGCCACTCGCGCGCGTTCGGCGACACCTGATCGAGAATGGCGCCGCCACCGCTCAGCGTATAGGAATCACCTGTGCATGCGGTGCAATTACCCTGCGTCGAGCATGTGCACTGCGTGCCTGCCACCACGAAATTGCTGACATGATTGCTGTTGCCGGTCTGGTTGTAGCAGGTGCTTCCGCCCCTGAAGTCCGTCGCGCTGTTGAGCGGCCTCGTGGCCGCGGCGGAGTTGTTGCCGTCGCACCAGTAGGCGTTGTACGGGTCGCCGTTGGGATACTCAAACTCGCACGCGGATCCGTTCCATATGACGCAGTTCTTGCCGAACGCGGCGCCGACGGTGATCTGCCCGCCGAGCCAGTTGCGAACCACAAACTCGGTGACGCTCATGTCCAGAGAGAGGCTGATCGCGGTCGTCGCGCGATCCGACTCGGCGCCTTCCGACGACGAGCCGCACTCGTCCGGCTGCGGATTGTCGTCCTCGTCCTTCTTGCAGCAGCAGCCCTTGAGGCGAATCGCCGCGAGGTTGCCGCTCATGGGAACGTCACGCCGTAGACCGCTATGACGACATTGCTGCCGCTCACCCACAGCGCCTCGCCGGGCGACACCGAAAGCGGATGCGTCAGGAACTCGCTCGCGTCCTTGCTTGAGATGCCCACGTTGTACGCGATCGCGTTGGCGGTGGTCGCCGACGTCTCGCCGCGCGTCAGGTGGTGGATCTCGTATGTGCCGTTGTTGTTCGTCGGGGCCGCGACGCGGATCGATGTAATGACCGCCTTGCCGCCGTTATTGATCTGGATCACTGGCTCGGGCGCAGACGTCGAAGGGTTGCCGATGTACAGGAGGCGCGATTGCATGTCATCCCCTCATCATGATCCCGGCGGCAGCGAGCTCGATCTCCCGGCTTGCGCCGCCCTCGAGCGCTGCGCCTGAAGTGCCGCCGCAAGGCGTGCACTGTGCGTTGAAGTTCACAGGCGCCATCGTGTAGTGCTGCCCGCCGTAGACGAGCACCGGCACGCGGTCGCCGATGAACAGCGTGCCGGGCTGAATCTGCACGCAAGGCCCGATGCCGGCGAGCGCGCCGTAGTAGTCGCTCGTCTCGTAGAGGTTGATGATCAGGACAGGCTCTTTGCCGACGTCGATGTCCTCCGGCGCCCCTTCCGCCTGCGGCACCCCGAAGTAGTGACCGAGCTCAGCGCCAAGCCCGGTGATCTCGTAGACCGCAACCTCCGGCGGAGCGAATGTGCGCAGCAGCATGTAGAGCCCCTGTTGCTCAGGCACATCGCCACCCGACGGGCCTGCGTCAACATCGAGCGGATAGACGGTCGCGAGCGTGCCGGGCTGTATGTCGCTGCCCTTGCGCGGATCGATGGCGACGAGCGTGAGATCCTCGTCCTGTCCCTGCTGCGCGCGCGACTTGAGCCCGTACTCGCGTGCAGAGATCTCGACCGTGCCGCTGTCGCGCCGGAACCGTATATGCACCTGCTCAAACAGGTATGCGCTCGCGTCAATCACCTCAGATCCCTCGACGCTCGGCGGCTCGCCCACCTCGCTGCTTGCGTACCGCTCCGTGATCCGCACGAGCATGGGGCCGCGCGGCGCGTCGGGGATGCGCTGCGGCTGGTCCACCTTCGCCTGCAGGCGCGATACTGCATCGACGAGCTCGTTCATCCGCTGGGCGGTGAGCGCGCCGATCTGCAGGTTCTGGAAGCGCCGAAGGCTCATCGTGTCACTCCGAGAACACCTGCCACTGGATGTTTGCCGTGCCGTTTGTCGGCTCGATCACCCTCGCGACCGGGCTCGTGCCGCTCGATGCGGAAAGCCTGAGCACCGCAGGCTCGCCGGCGTTGAGCTGCTGGAACGGGTTGAAGTTTGTGCCGTCCCAGGTTCCGAGCTCGACCTCCGTGCCTGACGTCAGGTTCACGAAGTTCGCCATCCCGCGCGTCGTCACATCGATGAGCAGGAGCGCCTCGGTCGCCGTGCTGACGTTCTGCACGCCGCCAGCCGCCGCGTTGCCTGTGAGGTTGATGTTCGCCGTAGGTGGCGAGAATGTGTAGCGGAGCGAGCCCTTGGCGACGCTCATGTTCACGGTGAGTGTGATCTCGTTTGCCATATGTCCTTCTCAGGGTAGCGACACGAAGTACGAATTGAGCCCGCGCATCTCCTTGACGATCGGGAACGGCTGCACCCATGACACGATCTTCGCGTGCCCTGTGCCCTGCACCGATCCGCCTGTCTCGCCGTCGAGGAGGATGCTGCCGTTGAGATTGCGCTTGGCGACCTGCTGCAGGTGGAAGAAGTAGTCGACGTCGAAGGCAAAGGTCACCTGCCACTTTCCGGGGCTGACCATCGCCGCATCTGCGCCTGTGAACACGAGAGTCCCGGCAGGGGCGCCAAGGAACGTCGTCAGATTGCGCACGCCGAGATAGGCGCGATATGCGGCAGCGGACGGGAAGGCGCCCGTCACGAGCTCGAGCTGCATGCGCTGCATGTGCCGCATGATGCTCGTCGGCTGCCCTGCGACGTCGACCTTCCTGCCGCCGATATCGCTGTCCTGCGTGCCGACGCTGTAGAGCGGGCGCGCGAACTCGTCGAGCTTGCCTGTTCCGGCCTGCGCATTCGTCTCCTCGTCAGACCACCACTGGCGCCACACATCCTGGAACCTCGCCTCGACCGATAGGCGCATCGTCATGTACCCGACGTCGTTGGGCGTCAGCGCCGGCGTGAGCGCAGCGTCACCGCGCTCGCGGTAGGTGATGGTGACGTACCAGCCCTCGGGGACGTTGGGGTCGCGCCGGAGCTCGAAGTCCTGCACGTAGAGCGAGACAGGTGGCGTGAAGAATCCCGTCGACGGCCACGGGGTCATCTTCTGCGGCAGGTTGCCGCTCAGGTACTCGTCTATGACCCCCTTCTCGGTTTCGTACGGGTGGGCGTAGTACTCGCGGATCCCGACGGGATTCCCGTTGTTGTAGGCGATCGTCCGCGAATTGGCGAGCTCTGTGATTGCCATGTCAGTTTGCGCCCTTCACCTGCATGCCGAGCTCCTGCATGATCGACTCGATGCGGCGCAGGATCTCCACCTGCTCCTGCTGCGCCTTGTCCGTGTCCGTGGCGACGCGGAAGCGACCGATCGCCGTATCTACCGTCTCGACGCTTGCCATGCTCGCCTGCCGGCGCAGGCGCTCGAGCTCGGCAGTCCTCTCGGCGATGAGCGGCTCGTTCCCGCGATCAGAGAACGTCATGCCGGCGAACATCCCGAACTCGCGCTGCATGACGCCTACGGCGCTCTGCGCGATCGAGGTGCCGAGCCTTTCGCCGAGCGGTATTAGCGCATCCTGTATGGCGCCGAAGATGGGCACCGACGAGAACGTCCTCTGCATCGACTCGAGGATCGCGTCGGGTATGTCCCGGTTGTTCCTGAAGGCTTCCGTCGTGGCGCGGATGGCGGCATCCGCAGCCTGTATCGCCATCATGGCGCTCAATCCGCGAGAGAGCGTGCCGACGAGCTGCGAGCCGAACTTGCCCATCTGGGCATCGACAAGCGTGCCCATTCTCGATGCCGATGCGGTCACCTGTGCTTCGGCGGCACGAAGGCCATTGCCGAGCTGCGCGTTGTTGGCGACCACATCAACGATCAGCGAGGGATTCCCTGCCATGCTCATCCGTGGAGTCTCCGCATCTCAGCCTCTACTCTAGCGCGATGGTCAACGGCGTCCCCGGACGTCCCGTTCTCGCGCTCGAGGATGTGCGCGAGCGCGTCCGCCCAGCCCTCCAGCTCAGGCAGCGTCATGTCAAGCGGATTCCCGAATCCCGGCAGGTAGCGCGCGACGAGCGCGATGTGCCGCCGCCAGTCCTCGTCGGACGGCGGCTCTAGGCGTTTCCCGATTCGCCCTGCGGACGTATCTCCCATCCGCACGCGCGCATGGCAAGGATCGCCACGGCGTCGGGGTCGAGCCCCTCCATCGCCGCATGCAGGTGGTCGCGCTCGATGCCGGCGTTCTGCGCGGAGCGCTCGAGGATCATGCACGCTCCGTCGAAGGTCTTGCACATCTCGAGCAGGAGCGCGTAGGCGCTGCGCCTGTCCGCATACTCCTGCACCGCCCGCGCGATGTCCGCCGGGCCTGCGCCCGACCGGCGAAGCGCCTGTTCGTGCTCCTGCTGGCGCGCAGCAAGCCACCGCATGGTGAGGTCATTCCAGTCGCGCAGCGTCAGGAAGCGCAGCGTCAGCGAGCCGATGGTGAGCGGAGCCCTCATAGTGCGCGCGATCGTAGCCAATCGCCATCGAGGCGCACGCAGTGCTCGACATCGCGCCTCCGGTCGGCGCGTATCCACTCGATGCCCGAGGGATCGAACCCGAGCACGGCAACTGCTGTGCGCATCGCATGCTCGGCGTCGATGTTCGGCGTGACGTACTTGCGGAACGGCGCGCCGCGGTAGGAGCCTGTGACGACCCAGTCGTCCTCGGATGTCGTGATGCCGGCGACGGCAAATCCCGGAATCGGCAGCCCTACGACTGTCGGCTCTCTCCTGCTCATGGCGTCACGACCAGGCGATCGTGAAGGGCAGCGTCCCTGTCGTCACCGTCGAGGCGAGACTGAAGGAAAATGTGATCGTCGCGTCGCCGGCCTTGCTTGACCCGAGTGCGATGTCGGACACGACGCAGGCGGCCGTGATCGCGTTGCCGCTGTCGGCCGTGAGGATCACGTTGGCGCCGGTCGCTGAGGTGAACGCCGCGAAATTACTGCTCGACAGCAGGCTTGACCCGTCGTCCATGATGCCGCCGGCGCTGCCGGTGAGGTCATAGACGCCGAGGATTCGGTTGCGGCCGCTGTTGTTGAATCCGGTGACGTCAGACACGGCGCGCGAGATCGTCGCGCTCCATGTGTTCAGGTTGCCGACGATGCCGTTGCCGCTGACGTTGCCCGTATTGCCGCTGATTGCTGCCATTAGGCGACCCTCGTGGTGAAGATGCTGTAGGTGGTGCTCATGACCATGAACTCGTCTGTCGCAGATGGTAGACCGCGCGAGATGCACTGCAGCGTGACATTGCCGTACGTGCCTCCGCTGACCGCAAGCGCCTGCTGGTCGAGCAGCGCGTAGAGCGCTTCCTCGATGTCCATTGCAGCCGCCGCGCCTGCCTTGCCCTCGCAGTAGATGTCAAAGGTCAGCGTCCCGCGCAGTATTCGCGAGCCGCCGAACTGGTCGTCATTGTCGACCGCGTCAAGCGTCCAGACGGCGAGCGGGAAGGCGGTGTTCTGCGGCGCCTCAACGTGGTAGTACCGACCGCCCAGAAGCGCATGGAAGGATCCTGCGCCCGTCGCGCTCCCGAGCTTCGTGTGGATGGCGGCGGCTATTGGCTTCATGGCACGTTGAATCCGAACCTTGCAAGCATAGTGCGCATGAGCTGCGGTGCCCGCGATCGGGTCGCTTGGATCGACGGAGCAACGAACGGGCGCCGGCCGACTCCAATCCCGTACTCAAGCCAGCGCGCGTACTTGACGCCAAGGGTCAGGCGCCATCCGACGCCGATTCCCTCGCGCAGGCGCTTGGGCTTGGTCTGCGTGGAGTTGATGAGGCGTCCCGTGTCCTTGGCGGGCGGGTCGCCCGGCAGCGATGCGCGGTGGATGCCAACGCTCTTCTCGCGGAGCCCGCGCGCCGGGATGAATGTTCCAGGCGCTGGAGCCGCGCGCCTGCCCTGTGAGACTGCCGAGATGACGCGACCACCCGTAGCGGTCATGCCGCCGAACTGCCCGCCACGGGGTCGCCTAGCCCGCCTGCCGCCCTCGTACAGGATGCGGGATCGCGTGGCCTCCGAGATGAACTGGCCTTCCCGGAGCCCAAGCCGCTCCATGATCCGTACGCCCGACCTGTTGCGGCTGTAGATCCTGCCCTTACCCTCATTGTCAAGCAGCTTCCGCATCGTCGCCTGCAGGTCGAACATGACCACCTTCGCGCCCTCGGACAGGGCGACCTCAAGGCGGCGCCTAATCTCGTTAGAGTTGAAGTTATGGCGCGCAGGCATTAGAGCGGCAGCGTCCTTGTCAGCTCTAGACGCATATGAGCCACGCCGTCGCCCGCAGAGCGCTCGTCAGGCGTCCGCACCTCTTGGACGTCCCAGTAGACCGTCCCGACGTAGAGCCGATCCTGAGGGCTTATAGCCGTTCCTACGGGCACGTAGCCTACTGCGGTTAGCGTGTTGCGCTGGGCGCCCATCATGTCCGTCTCGGTGCCGCCGCGCTGCTGCAGGTAGACCGTAAGGGCGGTGATCGCGTTCGTGTAGGTGTTGATCACCGAGCCAGTCGTGTCGACCGTGGTCGTCGGGCGCTGGGTGGTCGCGGCGATCCCGTACTGCGTGATCATGCTGTCGACGCTCACGAGATCTCCCGCCAATCCGAGAGGAGCCCTGCCATGACCGCATCGACCTCGGCGCGGTTGGCGCGGGTGTAGGAGTAGTCGCCCAGGCTCTCCGAGGCGAGCCCCGAGTCCCTGCGGCGGTCGCGGTACATCATGGCGGCGACCTCAATGCACGCCTGCTCGATGTCGTCGGGCACGGTCGCGTAGCCGGCGGTGTACTCGACGAGCACGCTCTTCACGGCGTCGGGCATGACGCCACGGTCCATCGGCCACTGCGCCCACCACGAGGGATCGATCGACAGGCGCCCGGTGTCGTAGTCGTAGGTGTACTCGCTCGCGGTGTCGGCGGCGAACAGCGTCACCGTCGCAAGGATCGTGTCGGCGCCTGCGCGCGGACGCAGCTGCACCGAGCGGATGTTCTTGCCGAGGCTGCAGGCGTAGCCAGCCGTCGAGCCGATGGCGGTCGCGAGGCTCGTCGTCGTCGGGTAGGTCGCGAGAGACAGGCTCGTCGCCGTCGTCACGCCGCTCGAGTCGGTGCGCGTCAGGGCGACAGCGTTCGTGCCCGTCTCCTGATTCACCGAGACGCTCGCGCGGATGTCGGTGGGCTGCGCGCTCGACACCACAAGCGCCGCGTAGTTGCCCGTCCAGACGTTGGTGACCTGCGTCACGGGCCATTGGTGCAGGCGGATCGTGTCGACGCCGCACCCATTGCGCCACTCCGCGTAGGTGCGCGAGAGGATCTGCCGACCGACGTACGACTCGATGCGCGCCGTCGCGCGGTCGATCGCCTTCTCGAGCACGGCGTCATCCGTGCTGGTCGAGATCCCGATCCACGACTTGAGGTTCGCGAGCGAGGTGAGGGCGTAGGTTCCTACAGGCATGCCCCAACATTAGGAGCGTGCGTACCACGGCTTGCCCTGCGCGTAGTACTCGCTCGTGGACTGCCACTGCCGGCGCAGGTCGCGGTCGACCCACGCGACCACGAGCTCCGCGTGCCCGACCTGCACCTTCGGCGTGAGCCACGCCTTGAGCCCGGCCTTCTCCCACTGGCGCCAGAAGGTGATGTCGTCGTCGACCCTGCCCTCGCCCCAAGTCCCGTCCGGCGCCGGCACGCCGACGAACCACGGGCGCTCGACCTTGAGCAGCGCCTCGCGGCGGATCAGCGTGAGCCCGAAGTGCGCGGTCGCGACCTGAATGGCGTCCTTCTCGAGCTCGGTGGACAGGACGCCCGTCTTGAGGTTGCCGTTCTCGTCGCGCATCGTCAGCAGCGGCGAGGTGCGCTCGCGTCCCGCCTGCATCGGCGCGAGAATGTCCAGATCCATGCGCTCGGCGATCTCGCGCATGCGCACGATGTCCTCGGCGCAGAAGAGCGTGTCGTAGTCGGTCGTGATGATCCACTTGAGCTTGTCGTTGCGCGACGCCTCGGACAGCACGCGGTCGATGCCCTGCGTCCAGAAGACGCCAGTGTGCCGAGTCAGGTTGATGCCCAGCGACTTGGTGGCGATCGCCGCGCAGTACATGTGGTCTGTGAATCCAAGGCGCGGGCATGTCTGCACGAGGTGCATGTCGTCGTACGTGGGCAGTTCTGCGGGTACCTGCTTGTGCGGCTTGCGTCCCTTGAGGTTCAGCGTCACGGGATGCCGTGAGCAGTCGTCCGCGTCGCCTTCCCACGGGCAGATGTCCTCGAGCCCCGCCTCCTTGAGCAGCCCCTCGAGCTTCTGCATCTGGTAGATCGCATGGTGCGCATCGTTGTGGTCGGAGTGCCCGCCCATGAGCATCCCCTCGAGGTTCAGCTCGCTGCCGCGACCCTCGGTGTACCACTTGACGATGAGGTCGAAGTTCGGGACTGCGACCTTGAGCCATCCGCCCGGCTTGAGGACGTCGACCCAGTGCTTGAGCACCTGCCGCGCCTCCGGGAACGGGATGTGCTCGAGTACGTGACTCGCGCGGATCTCATCCGCGACGTTGGATGCGAATGGCAGCGCGCGGACGTCATGTCCCATCGCTGCGTCGATTGGCGTGTAGCCGGGAATGCGGGTGCGTCCTGCACCGAGATCGAGCTTGAGCATGCGCGGACGATACCGCACCAATGACACAGGGGCGACCCGAAGGCCGCCCCTGCGTCGGTGTGCGTCGTGCGCACGGTGCGCGCCCGAAGGCGTGCAGATGGGTCAGGCGCCCATCGGGCCGTCGGGGTTGACGACGAGGCCGACCGTGGTCGTGCCTGCCGCCTGCGCACCGTCGGCGCCGAGGATTGCGATCGCCTCGCCGATCACGTTCGGCGAGGTCGCCGGACGGGACAGGCTGCAGACGAAGCCGTAGGTGATCGTCGTCTGCGGGCTGACCGAGAGCTTCAGGAACCGCTTCTTGCCGCGCAGGTCGACGTTCAGCACGTAGGGCTGGACGGCGGTGGCTGCCGTGGCGATGGCGGTGGGGATCGTGAAGCCGCCGGCGCTGTTGGTGCCGCCGACGTAGCCCGTGAGGTTCCCGAAGGTGGCGGTCGTGTCGCCCTCCTCGAGCTTCAGGACGGTCGGGATGTTCGTGGCGCCGGTCCCTGCGGACGGGGCCACCACGAACTGCGCAGCGGCGAAGCCGCGGGTATCGACGATGAACGTCCCCGTACCGCCGTTGGTCACGGTCGCGGGGCTCGAGCAGATCGTCTTGACGTCTTGGTTGGAAAGCATGGGGGTCTGTGTCCTTTCAGGATCAGAGGGTGAACTTGATCATCGCGCCCGCGACCGAGGCATCGCCCACGTTCGCAACGTTGATGTCATATCGTTGAGTGGCGCGAACCACCAGCTCATCCTGCTCGAACGCGTTGAGCGCGGCGTTGCTGAACTCGATAGTCGTCGAGCGGCGGTCGCCGAGGTAGGCCGCGAGCGAGAGGTCGCCGAAGTACGCGAGGACGTCGCCGTTCGTGGTCGCCGCAGGGATGGCCTGCGCGAGCACGACCGGGTAGCCGTAGAACGACAGGCCGCCCTGGTCGTCGCGGATCTCGTTCGCGGTCACGCCGCCAGCAGCCTCCGCAAGACGCAGGAACACGCTGTTCCAGATCGTGCGGTTGATGTACCACTTCGTGTTCGGGGTGTCCGCCCACGCGGCCAGCTTGCCGACCGCCTCGCGGCAATCCGCGAGCTTGACGTCCGCAAGGCTGGTCTCGCCGGAGTCCGACGTGCCGCCCGCGACGATCGCGTTCTTCAACCCGATCATTCCGCCATAGGTCGACGTACCGTCGCCGTTGAACCCGCAATCATCTTCGTTCTTGGCGAACGCGTACGCCACCTCGTTTGCGACGTCATCGCCGAGCGAGACAATGGCATCCTCCGAGAGCTCGGAGCTGATCTTGGTGAGCACCATGACCTTCTTTGCGACAAGGTTCACGGAGTCGAAGCTCATCTGGCTCTGCGTGCCGGCAGCCGCCTCGCCCACGAAGTAGGCGGTCACGGTGCCTGCGCGGCGCGGCATGCGCTTCACGTCCGAGGACATGGGCACGATGCGCGCGTTCTGGCGGAACACGCCGAACTGGTCGCGGAGGGTGATGAGGCTGTTCTCAAACTCGTCAGGGACAAGGAATCCTCCGGCAGTGTTGACGCCCTCGACGTGGCCCTTCGTCACGAGCAGGTCGTGATCGGAGCACCACTGCGCGCTCTTGGTGTGACCGAGGCACGCCATCGCCCAGCGGCCGAAGCGGTACGCCTCGTCGACGGACTTGAACGCGCGCAGGCGGCCGTGAACCTTGGGGCTCTCGACCTTCACGAGCTTGGGTGCGGGCTTGGACGCAGACTTCGCGATCTCGTCGCGGATGACTGCACGGACCTCGGAGGCCACGGACTTCGCCGTCTCCTCGGGCTTATCTTCGGACATGGCGTCCTCCTCGACCTCTGCGGCCGGGCTGATGGTGACTTCGTAGTTGATGGCGCTGGGGTCGAGCGGGTTGCCCTGCTCATCGACGACCATGACGCCCTCGAGGTAGAGGGCCTTGGCCTTGTCGAATCCCTGCGCGCCCTTCTGGTTCGCGAGAGCCTGCAGGTTCTTCTGCAGCTCGGCGACGGTGATGTTGCGCATGAATAACGCTCCCGTAATGGGGTGGGTTGCTTGGGGTGAATTGACGGTGCCGGCGCAGGTCATTCGTCCGGGCGTGTGCCCACCGACTCGACCAACCGATGCCACAACACTAGGCGCGCATGAAACACCACAGGCCGCCCCACAACGGGCGGCCCGTGGCAAAGGAGAGAGTCTGTTCAGTCGGCGTAGAGCCGTCCGCGTGCGCGCGCCATCTCGTCGCGGACGATCTGCACGCGGTCAAGGTCACCGAGCGCGGGCACGGCGACCGAGACGCGGTACGAGCGGCGGATCGGCGCAGGCGCGTCGGGCACCGTCACGCCGAATCGCTTGGCGACGGCGGGCGAGCATAGCCCCTTGCGGACGGCGGTGATGATGGCGTCCTGATTGGCGGGGATCGACACCACCGACACCTCAAGGAGCTTCCACTTGCCGTAGACGCGGCGCACGCCGCTACCGTACTTCTCGCTATCCGACTTGCTGGCCGGGCGCGCCTCAAGCCCGAGGAAGCCGATGCTCATGGTATTGAGGGCGCCGAAGTCCATGAGGGCGGCGACCGTATCGGGGAACCACTCTCCGACATGCGTCTCGGGCCGCGGCGCCAGGGCGAACTCGGCCTCGATGTTGCGCTCGTTTCGGCGCATCTTCAGCATCTTCCCGATCGGCTGCTTCACGTCGTGCTCGTACAGGAGGACGGGGTTCGCCTCGTACTCCTTGCTGTTCATGCCGGCGGGGACGACGACCTCGCCGTCTCGGTCCACCGAGTCAGTCGTGATCGTGGCGACGAAGGTGCTCGCCTTGCCGGCGGCCTTGCGGATCGATGCCTGTAGGTGCTTGCTGTTCATAGGTCTACGACTGGTACGAGGGTGCAGCGGCAGAAGGGGTGGAGCGGGGGACCGTTGACGTTCTCGTAGTTTAGGTTGAGCTCGCGACCGTCCGACGCGACGATCCGGTCGCCCTTCTGGAAGAACGGCTGATCGAGCGCGATGCCCTGCTCGCCGTACTCCATCGCGGCGATCTCGCAGAACTCGCACGAGGTCGGCGACAGGAGCCAGGCCTTGCGGCTCACGACGCCCGACTCCTCCCACGCCGCGACCTGACCGTCTGTGTAGGCGCGCACGCTCTCGGTGCGCGCGATGCGGTTGGCGCTGATCTCGTCAAAGCCGAGGTCCATGAGGTCGCCCGTCACCTCGTCGGTGTCCTTGAGCTCCTCGATGCCGCGCGCGATCGTGCCCTGCACGCGCTCGACCATGCTGCGCGACGCCACGTTGCCGACGCGCTGCGCGGCGTTCTGCGCCGCCTCGACGGCGAACTCGCTCGCCTCGTCGAAGATGACGTTGTAGTCGATCTCGATGCGCGCGCGCTGCTCGATCTGCGATATGCCCGCCTGCACGCCGGCGGTCGCCATGAACTGGCCGTACGGACCCGCGACCTGCGCGATCTCGAGCGCGAGCTGCGGGGCGAGCGTCGCCATGCGCTGGCTCACGTAGGTGATCTGCGCACGCCCGGTGAGCCCGCGCCCCTTGGCGTCGTCGATGACGTCGTTGACGTAGCCGCCGAAGATGTCCCGCATCCGCCGCGTAAACGTCTCGAGCTCGCGCCGCTCGATCTCGTGCAGCGGCACCTCGCCATCCTTGGTGCGGTAGGCCTGGCTGTCCGCGATCATCGGCATCCACGGCATCGCCGCGTCGGGGTCGATGCACCGCGCCGCAGGACTCTTGGCGAGCGCCTTGACGGCGCGCAGCACCGCGCGATGCGTGCAGGGGTCACACATGCAGCCACCCATGCCCCTCACGCTGCGCGGAGAGGTAGTCGGACAGGTCGGCGCCGCTCGCCTGCACATCCTCGTACTGGCACGCAATCCCGATGTGGTCGCAGTTGCGGCGCACCGCATCGCGTGCCTCGTCGCTGCGGTCGCCTGCCGCGATGAGCGCGCGAATCGCCGATGCGCTTGCTGCAAGCCCTGCAAGGTGCTGCGCGGTCATGTCCTCGTCACCATGTTGCATGTGCCACCCGCCTCCATGTGTTTGCCGCAATGCAGATGTAGAGGTAATTGGCGTCCCAGCAGAAGTCGCCCTCATTGCCTGCCGCGCCTGCGGTTGCCGGGGTGCGGTCATTGACGATGCGCACCGTATCGCCGTCCACGCGAAGCACGCTCGCCGCCGTGCCTGCGATGCGCGTCGAGGTGGTCGAGGAATTGTTGATAACTGTCGTGTTGCTTCCGTCGCCTAGCCCGTCCAGCCCTGCGATGACGACCTGATTGCTTTGAGATGTGCCGTTGGCTCGACTTGTGTTGCCAATGAACACCGAGTTAGTCGCGCCTGTAAGTTCTGTCGTCCCCGATCCCTGATATCGGCCTGCCTGATTGCCGATCCCGATATTCCCGCTCGCGCTACCTGTAAGGCTCTGCAACGAGCGCCTGCCTACGGATACGTTGTTTACCCCAGTTTGCAATGAGGACAGCGACAATAGTCCTATCCCCATATTGTCATTGCCTGTAGTAAGCGCGCCTAATGCCGTTCCTAGCGCCACGTTGTAAGAACCAGTTGTGCAGACTCCTAAAGCGCCAGCACTCAGTGCCGTGTTGAATTCGCCAGTAGTAATAGCATCACCCGCTTGGCGACCAATACAAGTGTTATCTGAACCGGTTGTAATTGACAGTCCGGCCTGATGCCCGACTGCCGTGTTGTTTGTCGCCGTGCTGACCGTCGCCAACTGGCAGCGCCAATCCGCAGGAACGCCAGCGGTAATGCCTGCCGCGTTTGCCTTGAAGATGATGCCGCCTGCCGTGCTGCTTGTCGATCCGCTGCCGCCTGTGGCAACTGTCACCGTCCCGCTCACCGCGCCGCCTGTCACAGTGAGATTGACGGTCGGATAGGTCACCATCGTCCCGCCGCTGTCGCGCTCAAGTTGGATCCCGGTCTTCGCGCCGTCCGTGCCGCCCGTGCCTGCGACTGTCGTTGTGACCGTGGCAATTGCCGTAGTCGCAGCACCGAGAGCCGAGCGACCTACGGCGACGTTTGCGGTGCCAAGCGTGTTGATGTCCAGCGCCTCGGAGCCGACCGCGACCACATCCGCTGCCGTAGACCTAAGAAGCGCGTTGTAGCCCACCGCTACCGTATTACTGTTCGTGGTGATCGCCGATAGCGCACCTGCGCCCACCGCCACGTGGTTATCCCCTGTGGTGATCGCGTCCCCGGCCTGATAGCCCACAAGAACCGACTCGTTGCCGCCGGATGCGAGCGATGCGCCTGCCGCGTCGCCTATGACGGTGTTGTTGGTGCCTGCGACCTTGCCGATGCGAATGCCGTTGAAGTACGAGTCAGCGCCGGAATGCACGGCGCCAGCCACGCCGATGCCGCCGCTAACGACGAGCGCGCCAGTCGTCGTGCTGCTGCTCGCGGTGCTGTTGCTGATTGTCGTGATGTCGCTGAACGTCTTGGCGCCCGCGACAGCCTGCGTGCCAGTCAGTTTTACTACATCGGCGTCCATCGCCATCTTGACAACGGAGCCGTCGTCCTTCGCGAGGAACATCGTGCCTGCCGTGGTGTCGGCAAGCATCTCGCCCGGCACCACCTTTGCGGTGGCGGTCGAGACGGACGGGCCGCTGCTTCGCCTGACGCGGATGCGCGAGGCCATAGCGTCAGCCTGCGTTCGTCATGCTCGCCTGATACGCCGCGATGCACTCCGGCGTATGCACGGCATCGCAGATCGCCTGCACGCGCGGATCCTCGCCGCTGTAGTCCTGCCCCGGCGCGACTACGTGGCGGTGGAAGGACTGCGAGAGGACCGCGCCGTCCTCCATCACGCGGATGGCGGTGCGCACCTGCACGCAGCCGTTCTCTAGGACTTCGGTCTTGTCAACGATGGTGGTCTTGGTGAGCATGGGTTAGGTCGTGAAGTAGGTCATGGACATGATGAGATTGTTGGCGTTCCCCGCTCCCGTCGTGAGGTCCGCCGCATCCATCGACACATCGGCCCCATCAGATGTGTCTCGATATCGCAGAGTTATAGCAGTCGCATTTAGCGTGACCTGACCATGCGCAGGGAAATCGCCTGCCCATGATGTGCAAAGTCCAACGGTTCCGCCTGCATCGCTTGCTGATGTGAACGGAAGGCCGCTGATTTGCAATGCTCCAGATGCGCCAGTTGTATCTACGTTGCTCGTGCGGCTGTAGAAATTGAGGGTCACCACGCGACCGACCTTAGTGTAGTTCGCGCGTATGTTGTTCATGGTGTACGCGGTAGTCGGAGGCGTTGCGTTGGTGTACTGCGGCGTCCACGTTCCTTCCTCGTAGTCGTCGAGCAGTTCGCTCGTCATGCCTGCGGCGTTGCCGTCCGCGCTGAAGTCGATGCCGTTGCCGCTCGTCCCGAGGATCAGGTTGCCGTTGGAGAGCGTGAGGTTGCCGCCGGGGATGCGCGTCGATGTGGTCGAGGTGTTCCCGATCACCGTCGTATTGCTGCCGTCGCCGATGGCAAATCCAAATAGCGGGCTAACGCCACCAGCAATTACGATGGAGTTAGAGTCTGCAGCGGCGCAGTTTGCGCGTCCTATGAGAATGTTTCCGGAGCCGGTTGTCAGCGATGGTCCAGCACCATCAATCGAACCCGGAACAGCAGATCCGATGATTACGTTGTGACTGCCAGTTGTCAGCGCATTTGCCGCCTGCCCGACAATAGCATTTGCTGATCCGGTGTTGATATTGTGTCCGCTCAAGCACCCGATAGCGGTATTGCCCGTGCCAGTGCTGACGCGGCGCAATGATGCGTCTCCCACTGCAGTCTGTCCGGCTCCAGTTGTCGTTGTAAGCGCCAATGCGCCAATTGCGACATTCGCCGAGGTTGTTCCGGAGTTTGAAGTATCTGCGGCTAGTGCCGCTTGCCCAATGGCGATCTTTCGGCTGTACTGCGTTTCAGATTGCAGCGCATCGGTTCCGATCGCAATGCACTGATCTCCGCTGACCTGCGAATCTCCGGCACGCAAACCGATGAATACGTTGTCTGTGGCTCCTGTTCCAAGTGCTATCCCTGCGCTCGGCCCTAGCACCACGTTGCTCGTTGGCGCGCTCGCGTTCGGTCGCACCGTTGCGCCGCCCGTGAACGTCGCTGCTCCAGTGACATTGACTGCGCCGCTCGCCGTCACGCCGTCGTTGAACCGCGCAGCGCCGCGCACGCCCAGCGTCTCAAACTCGGGATTGACGAGAACAGGCGCGCCACCGCTGCCTGCTGGACCGCGCGGACCTGCTGGACCGCGTGCGCCCCTCTCGCCGGGTTCGCCCTTCTCGCCTTGGTCGCCCTTGTCGCCCTTGTCGCCCTTCGGTCCCTGCGGACCCACGATGCTCTGACCGTCTGCGCCGTCGCGTCCGGGCGGACCCTGCTCGCCCTGCGGACCCTGCGGACCCACGGGACCGACTGGCCCCACCTTGATCGTGGTCAGCGCCTTCTGCGCCTCCGCAGCGAACTCCTGCGCGTTGTCGGCTGCGAGCCGCGCGCGCTCGGCGCGCTCCGCTGCCTTCTTCGCTAGCACCGCAGCGAGAAGCGTTGCGTTCACCTCGGGCGTCTGGTTCGTGTCGCTCACTTGGTCGTGTCCTCGTCGTTGAGAAGGTAATCCAGCATCTTGGCGTTGCTGACCGCTACGGGGTCAAGGCTCTTGGTGACTGTCGCTAGCAGCGTGTCGATGGCCTTGCGGTCGCTCGCCTCGTCGCGCCCGTCCACCAGCGCCACGTACTCGGCGATGGCCGTACGGGTCGCCGACTTCTCGCGCGCGCGGTCGATCTCGTCCTGCTTGCGCTTCGCCCACGCCGCACCTGCCGAATCGGGGTCATTGGGGTCGCCGCCCCACAGCATCCACGCGATCGCGCCTGCGCTCGGGTAGCCGTCCTCGCCGGGTCGCGCGCCCTCGGCGTCAAGGTCAACTCGGTGACGGCTGAAGTACGACGCCATGCGCCGGATCGTCTCCTCGGAGAGGTTGGCGCGGTTGGAGATGTCGCGTGCGCGTGCCACGCCGACCTCCGTACCGCCCCGGTTGAACTCGGCGCGCAGTTCCAGCCCACGCGCGGCGAGCCGTGCCATCTCCTCGGTCGGTCGCGTGTCCACGTCGCCGACCGCCTTCGCGGGGTCCGCGTCGCGCCACGCCTTGCCCTCGCACATGGAGATGGCGATGGCGATTGCCTGCTCGCGCGGGTAGCCCTCGTCGAGCAGCGTGCGGATCTTGTCGCTCACGCAGTCGTCTTGCTTGGCGGCGGGCAGCGCGAGCCGCTTGGCTCCGGGCACCGCCGCTTCGGAAAGCACCGCCGACGTCGGGAGCTCGATTCCCGATTGAGCTCGCACCATGATCTCGGCTTGCTGCCGACTGACGCCGAGCGCTTGGATAAGGGCGATAGCCGCAGCGGGCGCGACCGTGCCAGCGCTAACGCCAAGGAGGATGTCGTTGGCGCTCTGGATCTGCGCGCCGTTGAGGGGCGCAGCAGCCTCGCTAGCGGCAGGCTGCGGTGCGCCTGCCCCGAAGCCGCCTCCGAGCGAGAAGCCGCCCACAGCGCCTCCTAGCGGCTGTCCGTTGACGTAGAGCCGATCTGCCGAGTCATCGTCGAAGGGCTCGTAGCCCGCCTCGATGCGCGCCTCATTGGGGGTGAGCCATCCGCCGGCGACGGACGTCTGCCGCTCCACGAGATCCTGCTGGCGGTCGGCTGGGACGGGGTTGTCGTACGCGAGGTAGGCGTCGTCCTCGATCCCGAACAGCGGCAGGAGCTTCGCGTTGAGCGTCTCCTCGTCGAGCCGACAGATCGGGGCGATGGTGCTCTCGCGCCACTGCGCGTAGCCGCTCTTGGCGGCGGCGAGGTTGGGATCGTTCGCCTTGAGCATCGAGACGGGCACGCCGAAAATGGCGGCAATCTCCTCGACGATCTCATCGCGCCCGCCCAAGTCCTTCGTCGGGAACGACAGCGGCTTGAGCTCGACATCGCCCGTGATCGCCATGAACTTGCCGCTCTTGCGGGTGCCCTGCAGCGCCTCGCGGATCTTCGTCTCGAACCGCTCGAGCTGCTCCTTGCCGGCGCCGCCCTTAATGATCACCGCGTAGTCCGGGCGCGCCATGTTCTCGAACGTGGCCAAGTCCATCTCGTGCACGGCGGCATTCTGCTGCACGACGCCCCAGGCCGCCTCCACCTTGCCGAGCCCGTAGAGCAGGCTCTTTGGGTTCGGGCGCTTGAAGTGGATGACCTCGTCCGGCGTGAAGTCCACCTCTGCCTGCGAGTCGATGCCGTAGCGGTAGCCGGCGATCAGGCCGTCCGTGCTCGGCAGCACCTTTACGAGATGGCTCGGCATCGTCCAGAGCTCCGTCGGCACGTTGAGCGTCGGGTCAATGACCGGGTGGAGATAGGCGTTGCCCGTGAGCTCAAGGAACAGGATGCGGCTCATGGCGAGCCCGAAGCCGTCGTCCACGCTATTCGCCTTGCGCAGCACCTCGAGCACGGGATGCTCGGTGCTCACCTCCTCGAAGTCGCCTGCGAGCGCCTTGCGGCGCACGAGGCTCGAGGGCTGCACCGAAAGATCCCCGCGCAGGTATTTCTTACGGGCGGTCGGCACGGGGCGCGTGTCGAAGAGCTTGCGCCCGTTGGCGCGCGAGCGGACGTAGAGGCGCAGCGGCACGGACGCGACCGCTTGCGCGTTGATCGACGCCGCCGCGTAGATCCACGACTGGTACGCAGCGACCGCCGCGCGGTAGGAGAACGGCTGCGCCTTGGGCCGGCCGCTCTTGTCGATCACCGACAGCGACGACTCGAAGTACCGCTCCGCTGTCTCCTGTGCCTTGCGACGGAAGATGTCGAGGATGCCCATGTGGTCAGAAGATCCGTATGTCGAGGGTGTTCGAGTGCGCGTGCGCGTGATGCCTGACCGCCAGGGCGAGGGCGCAGACGCCGTCGTCGTGCAGTCCGGGTGGCGCCTCATACCTTACGCCTGTGCGGGTGTGCTCGTAGCCGAACGCTTCGAGCTCCGCGCGGAGCCACCCGTCTGGCACGGAAATGCACCCTTGCTGTATCGCGGCGGCGAGCCCCTCCATGATCTGCTGCTTCGAGGGTGCCGTGAACTTGAACCCCTCGACGCTCGGCAGCGCCCGCTGCAGATCCTCGACGATGGGGTCGCCGACGCCCGTCGAGTCGATGAGCGCGGGCGTATCACAAATGAGACGAATCAGCCGCTCGCGGGTGTCGCCCCACTGACCCTGCCAGCGCTCGAGGGCGACGGTATTCCCATCCATATCGAGCCCCACCGCGACCGTCCAGTCCTGGCTCTTTGCGAGGTCCACACCCCACACGGCGACCGACTTGTCGCCTAGCGGGCGGACGCACTTGGCGATGGCGTCGATGCCGAACGGGTTGCCGCCATCGTCCGATGGCTCGGCGAGGTAGAGCTCCTTGAACACGGCCGCCGGCAGGTCGCGCATCGCCGCCTCGACCTCCTCGCGCCGGATCACGCCGCCCTCGACCGCATCCCACGCGGTCAGCTTGTGGTAGCCGATGTCGCCCGCCGGCTCGGACTGCGCCCGCTGCGCGAGCCGGTGCACCCAGTTCCGCCGGCCCCGGACGTTGCCGATGATGCGCACGGGCGCCCGCGTCGCGGTCAGGGTCGAGCGGACGGCGTGCCACGACTCCTCGCGCATCCGGGTCGCCTCGTCGAGCACCGCCCCGTACACGTCCTCGCCGTACAGGTTGTCGGGATCGTCGCCCGACTTGAACCAGATGCGGCACCCGTTGGCGAGCTCGATCCACATCTCGGTGTCGTGCGACTTCCATACGCGCTTGGTGGCGTCGGCGGCTCGGAGCCACGCCTTCATGCGGTCGAAGGCGATGCGGCTCTGCTGGTAGACCGGGGCGACCCACCAGTAGGCGTGCCCCTCGGTCTTGTCGTTCCACGCGTGCCCGAGGAGCCACACCATCGTCCCGGCGGTCTTGCCGGCCTTGGTCGATGCCTCGATGACGACGATGCGGCGCGGGTCGTGCACCGCCTCATACTGCTTGGCGTACAGCGCGGGCAGGCGCAGCTCGGCGGCCATCAGTCCCGCCGCTCGAAGGTCACGGGCTTGAGCTCGATGCGCTCGGTCGCCTCCCCGCTCTCAAGCCTGCCGATCTTGTCGAGCAGCGCCAGCGCCTCCACGTCATCCTTGCGCATCTGCACGAGCAGGCGCACGGCGGCAATCCGGTCCCGCGCGTGGTCGCCCTCGCGCATGATGCCTGCGGCGACCGCGAGCGCGTCACGGCGCACGTCGTCCGGCACGTTCCACCCGGCGCGGAGCGCAGCGGTCAGCGTGCGCAGATCCTCGCGGATGTGGTGCGGATCCTTGAAGAGCGGAGAGCCGCCCTGACCCTCCGAGGGAACGATGTCACTCATGCGGGAACTGTATCGCGTGCATGCGACAACGCCCGCACCGACATGGGCGCAGGCGTTGCCGTCCGGGGGGGAGGTTGTGACCCGGCCTTGATGCACGTCACGCCGAAGCGGAGCGGTGCGCCGGGTGTGTTTCAGTCCTTCTTGAACAGCTTGCCGATGGGCAGCACGTTGCCGGCGATGTAGCCGACGAGGCCGAGCATGACGGCGAACCAGATCGAGCCGAGGAAGGACGAAGCATCTGCGAAGGTCAGCATGGGGTCTTGTCTCCAGTGAGCGCGACCGCGTGCGCCACGAAGCGCATCAGGTCGGCAGTCCGAATCATAGCGGCGACCGTCTCCCCGTCGTCAAGGTCGATCTCGATGCCGACCGTGCCGGGGTGCTCGGGGTCCACGTTCATGCGCAGCTTCTTCGCCCTCGTCCCGCATCGGTCCCACGAGTACACGGGCCACACGAACTGCATCCACGGCTTCCCGTCCTCGATCCCATCAAGGTCGATCGGCTGGCTTGGTCCGTCCATCTGTCCTTTTCTTGCGATCACGTCGCTCTCTCCTGTAGGCCGCGTCGAACATGGGGTCGGATGCGCGGCGTGCGGCTATCCACTCGCGGACCGATACGTCGCTTCCGTAGTCGATTGCCTTGGCGGCGAGGTTAGCCTCGCGCCGCTCCGCTGCCGGGATCATGAGCCCTACCGCCGCCAGTAGGCGCTTCACGAACGCGCCGAGCCCGGTCATCCACAGGAGCGCCACCACGCCTACCACGGATAGGGCGATGAGCCCGTAGGTCAGGACGGTCGCCCACCACGGCGTCACGTCCTTGACGCCCGGCAGGGCTCGGACGATCGCCTCGGTCGCCCCGATGATCGTCGCTTGTTCCTTCGCCCCGGCGCGCGCCTCTGTGACAATCTGTCTGTCGTTGGCCGCAAGTGCCGACGTTTCGACACGCTCGAACCGGGCCTTGCTGCTCTCGGCGCTGGTGCGGATCACCCCGCTTGCATCGGCTATCCGCTGCGTGTCGCTGCAGCCGATTGTCCCCAAAACGAGTACGAACGCCGCAATCCCCATACGTTTTGGTGACAGCGCCGCAATTCGCATACGGCGCGAACTCACGGCCCGATCTTCACGAACCGCATGGCGAGCGACACGACCGCGCCGATGACGGCAGCGGCACCGAGCATCTTGTGCTTCATGCCCTCGATGTCGTGCACGCGCGTCTCTAGGCGCTGAATGGCGCCCTGCAACTCGTCCTGCCGCGCGAGCAGGCTATCGACCTTGCCTTCGAGGCGCCCGATGGCGAGCATGATCGTGGCGAGCTCCGATTCCGTCGTGCTGTTCATTCGTCGCCGTCCTCGTCCATGATCTCCTGCATCTTCTCGCTGGCGATGTCGAGCATCGTGGCGCAGAGGACGCGATTGCCTGCCGACGCGAGGCGGACGTGCGTGCGGTCGGCATCGTTGTACGACGCCACGACCACGACGGCATCCGCGTCTGCGGCCTCGATGATCTGCGCGCAGGCCTGCCGCATGAGCCGTCGCCGGCGCTGCGGACGTGTCTCGGGTTGCTTGTCGCTCATGCCACCACACTCTACGCGCGGAGTCAGATCGCCTCGGTGACCTCGTAGCGCACGGCCCATCTGGTGCTGTCGATCGAGTGCGGAGCCTGCGTGCGGTCGCCAAACAGCCGTAGCCATGCGCCGCCCTTGGGCTTGGGCGGATGCCCGCGCTCGATCGCCCACCCGTTCTGCGGGCTGAACTCGTCCTTGTACCCGGCGGTGCGGAAGTGGACGGCGCGGTCGGAGTACGGGAAGCCGCGCGCGCTCAGGCGCCACCGCTCGATGGGGAGCCGCCACTCGTCATGCGTATGACCGGTCCACACGAGATGCGCGTCGGGCAGGTAGACCGCCATGCGTGCGGTCTGGATCGTGCCGCGCGTGACGGGCCCGCCACCGCCGTACCCGTGGTGCGCGTACATGACGACTGGGTTGCCGACCGTGTGCCCGCCGGGATTGGTCACGCGGAACGTGATGAAGTTGGCGTAGGAGGCGGCAACCGCCTTGCACGCCGGGTTGCGCACCTTGAGCGCCTGTACGAGCCGCTCGACCATGTTGCTATTGTGCCGCTTCAGGATCGCCGTCTCATGATTGCCGGGCGCGTACATGAGAAGGCGGTCGGCGTACGGCGCCAGCGCGTCGGCTGCGGTGCGGATCACGGCGTCGAGGTAGTCATCGACCTTGTGCTCGGGGCGGCACGCCGACATCGACTTGCGCGGATCCCATGAGCCCTGCATCAGGCACAGGAAGTCGCCGTTCAGCATCCAGTACCCGTCGCGCTCGCGCATCTGCGCAAGGTGCTTGAGGAACAGGTCTTGGTCTGAGTGGGCGTTGTCCCAGTGGACATCGGACGCAAGGAAGAACGACTGCTCGAACGTAGCAGGTGACTGGCTGACCATCTCGACTGCGTACGACGATGGGGTCACAGTGCGGATGGCGACCTTCTCGGTGACCTCGCGCGGCCTGCACTTGCCCGACTTGACGGTCCTCGCTGCCTTCACGCTCATCAGTCCTCCTCGGGCGCGAGCCCGTCAGCCTGCGACAGCTCGACGTGGTACGCGGTGATGTGCGCGCCTGCCGGCTCGTCCGGGTGCGCGTAGATGCGGTAGATCAGCTGCTCGCAGATG